TATTAATGATTGATACCTCAATACAAAGAGTCGAAATAAATCAGGTAATTGAAAATCAGTTACCTGAATTTGTGCAATCAGAAAGTCCACTTTTTGTGGATTTCATGAAACAATATTATATCTCCCAAGAATTTCAAGGTGGATCGATTAATATTTCTGAGAATCTTGATCGATATACCAAGTTGCAAACATACGTTGGTGCTGCACTCACTGAATTTACAGGTTTATCTACAAATACTGAATCTTTTTCTGATGTAATTTTTGTTGATAGCACAAAAGGTTATCCAAATAAGTATGGATTACTTAAAATAGATGATGAGATCATTACATATACTGGAATCGGAACAACGTCCTTTACAGGGTGTATAAGAGGGTTTAGTGGTGTCGATAATATGGATCAACCCACCAAACCTGATCTACTCTCTTTTAACACTAGTGTTGGAGCTGCACACACTGGCGGAACAAAAGTTTTTAACTTATCAAATCTTTTTATTCGTGAATTCTTTACCAAACTTAAAACAACTTTTGCAAGCGGTTTTGAAAAAAGAAAATTAGATAGTGATTTAGATCAAGTTAAATTTATTCGTCAAATAAAAGATTTTTATAGAACAAAAGGAACGGACGAATCATATAAAATTTTATTTCGAGCATTATATGGTGAAGAAGTTAATATTATTAAACCATCAGAATTCTTACTTAAACCATCTGATGCAGATTATGGATTTGCACAAGATTTTGTCGTTAAATCAATTACAGGAGATCCAAGAAATTTAAAAGGATCAACACTTTTTCAAGATTTAGATGAAAATGATAAAAATATTCTTGGTGCTTCTGGTGCGATATCTGATGTAAAAGATTTTGTGTATGATGGTGAGCATTATTATCAAATAAGTATATCAAAAGATTCTATTGATGGTCAATTTAAAGTTCCAGGCAGAACTCGTATTACTGATCCAATTTCAATTGGCTCAACTGTAATAACAGTTGATACAACGGTTGGGTTTCCTACAAGTGGTTCATTGTCATTACCAACAGCCTCAACTGCTGGTGTTGTGACTTACACTAGTAAAACTGCAAATCAGTTTTTAGGAATATCATCAGCTTTGGATGCTTTAAGTGTTGGTGATGATGTCAGGTATAATAATGTTGCTTATGGTTATTCATTTGCAAGTGGAACAAACAAAATTCAAGTTTTAATTACTGGTGTTTTAAAAGATTTTCCAATTCCAGAAGAAACTTATTACTTTAACAAGGGTGATAAAGTTAGAGTCGGAACATTTGGTATCAATAAGAGTTCTGAACATTTTAATTTTGGGTCTTGGATTTATAACACAACTGTAAAACAAACTCCAAAAAATGTTGTTAAAATATCATCAAGTAGTTTTAATATCACTACAGAATCAGATCATAAACTACTAGAAGAGGATTCAGTTGAGGTTTTAGATGCAAATTCAAACGTCATTGGATTAGGTCGTGTTTTAAGCACAATTAATGATTCCACACTTATATTAGGTGATTTGCCTGGCATTAATGAATTTACAATTGCATTTATAAGAAGAAAAATAAAAAGAGGTAATAGTTCACTTCATGATAATATTACAAAATATACTACTGATGTCCAAAACGTTTACGAACATTCAAATAACGATGTGTATATCACATCACCATCCATACCAAGTTTAGGAAACGAACCTATAGTAGCGCCAGATCGTTCTGTAACGTGGACTGGCGCCACTGGAGGCGATGTTATACAATTAATACAGGTTACAGAGGGTGCTGCTGATCATGGATTTTATTCTGGAGAGGTTGTCACATATAATGTGATTAGTGGTTCTCTAGGTCAATTAATTGATGGAAACAATTATTTTGTAAGTCGTGTAAGTTCAAATAATATTCGCCTTGCTAACTCTTTACCAGATTTAATAAACGGAAACTTTGTAGATGCAACAGGAAACGGAACTTTCAAGATATCTGTTCCAGAGTTAGCAAATAAAAAATTAGATCATCAAAAATTATTAAAAAGAATTCCTTTAACACCTTTCTTTGATGGTAATCAATATCAGACAATACCAGGCACCACTGGAATATTAATCAACGGAACTGAAATATCTAATTATAAATCTGGAGACGTTATTCAATTTGGTGGTATAGAATCAGTTGATGTTTTAGAAGGTGGATCTGGATATGATGTTATTAATCCACCAAGGGTGAGTATTGAAAGTTTAACTGGAGCTGGTGTAAGTGCCACATCAGTTGTAAAAGGTCAAATTGATAGAATTGATATTGTTGATCCAGGCTTTGATTACGTTGAACCTCCAATCATTCAAATTAGTGGTGGTAATGGAAAAAATGCAGTTTTAAAATCAAGACTAAGACAAATTGATCATTTTATTGATTTTGATGCTTCTTCGACTGGTAATGCGATTGATATATCAAATGATACAATTGGATTTGGAACCTTTCATAAGTTTAGAGATGGAGAACCTGTTATATACAAAACATTTAATACTGGTGCAATCGGTATTGCGAGTGCTGGTAACACCACATCAGGTATTCAATTAAATCCAGATCAAAGATTAGTTGATGAGTCAATTTATTTTGTGTCAAGAGTAAACGCATCAACAATTAAGTTAGCGAATACAAAAAATGATGCTCTAACAAAATCAAATATTATTAATATCACAGGTTTTGCTGATGGAGCTCAAAGATTTCAAAGTTTAAATAAAAAATTAGTTTTAGGTGATGTAATCATAGAAAATCCTGGCGAGGGATATGAAAACAAAAGAAGATTAGTTCCCACAACTGGTATTAATACTTATTCAGATTTTATTGAATATACAAATCATGGATTTGAAGATGGTGAAATAGTTAGATATGAAAATAACGAAATTAAAATTGGTGGTTTAGATACCGATCAAGATTATTATGTTCTTAAAATAAATGACAGTCAATTTAGATTAGCTGCAGCTGGTATTGGAACCACCTTATCAAATGCAAATTATTTAACCAAACAGTTTGTTGGATTTACTTCTATTGGATCAGGAGATCATGTATTTAACTATCCACCAATTCAAGTTTCTGTAAGTGGAGTCATAGGTATTAATACTTCAGGTGGTGAAGGTGAAAATTATAACGCAATCGTAAATCCCATTGTAAGGGGTTCTATCACCTCTATAAACGTCGAAAAGGCAGGAATAGGTTATGGTGCATCTACAACGTTTAATTTCAGTATTCCACCTCAAGTTCGTGTTTCTTCTGGTTCATCCTCAGAATATAAAGCAATTGTAACAGGTGGAAAAATACAATCTGTAATTGTAACTCGTTCTGGTGAAGAATACACATCTACTCCAGATTTGGTAATTTTAGGTGATGGTGTAGGTGCAAAGCTTGTTTCATCTATTAGTAATGGAAGAGTTGATTCGGTTACGGTTAAAAATGGTGGTGTCGGATATACAACTTCATTAGTTAGTGTTCAGGAAAGTATTCCTGGCAGTGGTGCCGTATTTTTACCAAAAATTAGATCTTGGGCAGTTAATAATGTAAAAAGATATGAGGATATATTTTACGATGATGATGGATTTTTAAGTCGTGGTGATAATGATGAGGGAATTAAATTTACAACATTCTACGCACCAAGAGGTCTTAGAAAGATATTAAAATCAAAAAATAGTGATGGGACAATTGATTATGCTTCAAATGATTTAAATATTTTAAACAATGCAGAACAAGTATCTTTAAATCACTCACCTATTCTTGGATGGGCATATGATGGTAATCCCATATATGGCCCTTATGGATATGATCGGAAAGATGGTGGTGTTGTAAGAATCATGAGATCTAGTTACTCTCTTAAGACTTCAAGAGAAAATGGCCCTCCGATATCCACTTTCCCACTTGGATTTTTTATAGAAGATTATGCTTATCTTGCAGATGGTGATCTTGATGAAAATAATGGAAGATATTGTATTACACCTGATTATCCAAAGGGAACGTATGCTTATTTTGCAACAATTAATCCAAATGAAAATGAAACAGGTGGAACATTTAAAAATTTCCGATCCCCAGCTTTCCCATATTTAATTGGTGTTAATTTTGCTGCAAAACCTGATGAATGGAATTTTGTAGAAACAAATAATCAAAATATTGATCTGAATACTTTAGATCTTAGAAGAAATACTAATCCATACAAACTTGATGCTTCTGGATCAGAGTATGAGGGAATATTCGATAGTCGAAAAAAAGTATTACAAGAAGTTGAAGTTGATTTCTCTTCTTCTGGTAAAATTAATCAATTTGAGATTGAAAGTGGTGGATCTGGTTATAAAGTAAATGAAAAATTAAATATTAAAAATTTAGGTGATGGAAGTGGTTTATCTGCAAAAATATCAGTCATTGGTGGAAAAGAAATAGTATCAATAGCGTCCACAGTGATAAAAGTTGAAGATGTTATTTTTAGTTATGATAATCGAACTGGAAATGTAATAGGTCTCTCATCACAACCTCATGGTTTATTAGTTGGAGACGTTATCAACGTATCTGGTTTATCCACAGATACACTTAGGAGACTTGATGGTCAACATCGCATAGGATTTAGCACATCAAGATTTCTTCTAAATGTTGGACTTGGAACCACAGGTGTTACTGGAATTGTTACTAGTATTGATTTAACAGGTGATTTAAGTTCTGGAAACATTAATTCAAATGATGTTTTAGGGATATCAACTGAAAGAATGTTGGTTTTGAATGTTGATAATGTAAATGGAAAAGTAAGAGTTCAAAGAGAATTTGATGGAGTTCTTGGCACAGCTCATAGTGCTGGAAATATCGTCACTTCTTTAAATAGGTCAATTAGTTTTAATATTGGAATAAACACTAATATTATCACAAACGTTAACATTCCACGTTATTTTAATCCTGTTGAGAGTGTTTCACTTGGTTCAACCACTGGTGTTGGAGTTGGTAATACTATCGTATATACGCTTCGAGTATCTGGAAATGGAATTAGTTCAACTTTTGTTCCGACTCAACAAATTTTCTTACAGGAACATGGATTTAAGACAGGTGAAAAACTTTTATATTCAAATGGTGATGGAACATCATTAAATGTTTATAATGGAATTTCAACTTTTGCTCTTCCAAATAATTCTCCAGTTTTTGCTATTAATGAGGGTAGAAATTTTCTAGGAATATCAACTAATCCACTTGGTATTGGATCTACAGGATCAATAACTGGTATCGGATCAACAGCTTATCAACTCTTCTTTAGTAGTCATGGAGCTGGTGTAAAACACAGTTTCACTCCACAAAAAGATCAGATTACTGGTTTTATAGAAAAAATTGTAGGAACAGTGGTTTGTAAGGAAAATCATAATCTACTACAAAATGATTCAATATCAATATCTTTAACTCCAGGCATATCAACTTCATTTAATGTTGAGTATGATGATCTAACAAAGAGAACAATTATAAATTCAAAATCTTTTGGTTCATCTAGTGTTAATACAACCACATCTGTAATTACTTTAAATGATCATAGATTCCATACTGGTGATAAAGTCATTTACAAATCAACAGATCCAGCTACACCGTTAATTAATAATGATGTTTATTTTGTAATTAGAATTGATGATAATTCATTTAAATTAAGTGAAACAAATTTCAAATCTAAAAAATTAATACCAGATGCTATCACCATTACAGATACTGGTGATGATCATACCATAGCGTTAATTAATCCACAAATTAATTTAACAAGAGGATATAAAGTCGGATTTGCCGTATCTGATACATCTCTTACACAAGTTGTATCTGGAAAGAGAACACAAATTTTTGATTTTAATTTCTTTAGAGATCCTAATTTTACAAATCCATATTTTAATAATGATGAAGATGGTGGATTCCAAGTTGTTGGAGTTGGAACAGTGGGAGTCACTACCACGGCTAGAGTTGATTTATCTCTGACAGAAAACACTCCAAAAGAATTATTCTATAAATTAACTCCAATTAATTTAAATATTAACGCGGATAAAAAGAGGAATCCAATTGTAGATACAGATGTAATTAATTTTTCAACGTTAAAAATATCAGATAGTGGATATAATGGAACTTATAATGTAACTGGAATTGGAAGCACAACATTTACATTTAATCTTTTAAAACAACCAGAGAAAGACGGATATACAAAAGATGAAGCTGTAAATTTAAAATACGCAACGTCATCAACCACTGCATCAGGTTCGATTAATCAAATCAAATTTGTTTCAAAAGGCAGAAATTATAGAACCATACCTGTTGTTACATCAATCGCATCGACTCAAGGTGTTGGTGGAATTGTAAGATTTAATAGCACAGAGATAGGTAGTCTTAAGAGATATACCACTAAGAATATTGGATTTGATTATTCAGCTGATAAAACAATTCAACCGTCGGTTCAACTGCCACAAATTATAAGATTAGATAGATTATCTACAATATCTAATATTGGAATAAGTTCTGGTGGTAAGAATTACTTAGAACCTCCAAGAATAATAGTCATAGATCGTGTTACTGGACAAGTAAATACAGATATTGTTACAGTTTCAGAATTACAAGGAACTTCTGTTTCTAAAGTTACCATACTTAGAAATACTAACTCTTTGTATGATACAAATCCAAAAATTGTTGCAACTAATAATACTAATGGTATTAAAGTTAAGAATTTATCCTACACTGCGCCTGTTGTAACTTTAACTTTAGAGGGTGAGTATAATGCAACAACATATCCATTTACAATAGGTGATCCATTATATGTTGAAAATATTGGAATTGGATCAACAGGAAGTGGATTTAATTCTTCAGATTATAACTATGAATCATTCGTAATTACTGGTGTGAACACAAATCCAGGCGGAGGAAATGCAACTGTTTCATATAACTTAGATTCATCTGTTACAAATCCAGGCATCTTCAGTGGCCCGTCATCCTCTGGTCGAGCAATACCTTTTCAAGATGTCGCACAATTTGACATAGGTATCAAACCAAATCAATTTAGTGTTGGTGAGATTGTAAGCACTGGTGACAAGTCTGGAACTGTTGTTGCGTGGAATGAGGATAACAAATATCTTAAAGTTCTTTCTAATGATAGTTTTGATGTGGGTGAGTCGATTAATGGACAGTCATCTAAATCAATCGCATTTATTACTCAAATAAATCGTTTTACTTCAAATTATGAAATAGATTCAAACTCTGAAGTTAGAAGTGGATTTAGAAGAGAAACTGGTAAGTTAAATACTGAATTGCAAAAAATACAAGATAGTGAATATTATCAAAACTTCTCATATTCCTTGAATAGTCCGATTCAATATGATACTTGGAAAGATCCTGTTAATAGTTTAACTCATGTTGTCGGATTTAAAAATTTTGCTGATGTAAGCATTGTGTCAACAGCGTCTACTGACGATAAAAATCGTAGAAATGCTTCTGTTGGTGTGTCTAGTGCCGTCGCTGTGGTTGTCTCTGATTTAGTTAGTGAAAATGAATCTTTACATAAAACTTATGATTTTGATTTAGTTACAGAAAATTCAAAAAATATTGGTGGATTATTTGCATCTGATGAGATTAATTTTTCCAATAAAATTCTTACAGACTACATTGAATCAAGAACAAATAGAGTGATTCCAATTGATAGTGTAAGTTCTCAGTTCAATGATCTACCTCGTGCAACTGCATTTTCAGATGTATTTGAATTTAATATTGATGAAGTTGATGGAGTTAAATTCTATGTTTTACTTTTTGATACTAGATTTTCTGGTGAAAAAGAAATAATTCAAGTTAATTTATTACATGATGGATCTTTAGGTTACATGATGAATTTTGGTCGTGTAGAAACAGCGATTGATCTTGGAGAATTTGATTTTAATGTTTCGGGAGTTAATGGTAACTTAAGATTCATTCCAGCAAAATCTAAGTTCAATAATTATGCATTAAGATTATTTGCAATTGAAACATTTAAAAATACTCAGACTGGAATCAGCACATTATCAGTTGGAACAGGATATGACATTATTTCTACTGCATCTGGTATTGGATCTACAGATCCATCTCCAGTTCAAGTTGTGGGATTTGGAACCACTGCAATCACAACCAGCAAATTATTCATTCAAACACAAGAATTAGGCGGTGCTCAAAGAACTCAGTTAAATGAGTTAGTTATATTAAATGATAGTGAAGAGGTATATCTTTTAGATTATGCTCAGATGACAAATGATAACCTCTCAATCACTGATTCTCCAAGTGTAGGACTTGGAACATTTGGTGCAGATGTGAGATCTGGTATTACGAGTGTTTACTTTACACCTGTTACTGGTGTTGGTGTTACAATGAGAGTGCATCAAGTGGCAATCGGTGGAACTGCAACAGGAATTGGAAGCACAACTATATCACTCACTGAGGTATTAACTACAACTACAAATATTGCAGCAACAGGCACCCCACAACCAACAAGAATTAGTGGAATTAATTCAAATACATATACTGCTTTCGACGCATTAATTGAAATACATGATACAACAAATGATCGATATGCTGTAACTCAGGTAACTGCAATTCATGATACTATTACTCCATACTTTACAGAGTTTGGTTACATGGATAATTTCTCGACTAATGTTACTAGTTTCTCTGGTATTGGAACAGTTGGTGTTGGATATTCATCTGTAACTGGTGGTGATATTGAACTTCGTTTAACTCCTCCAGCAAACACAGCAATTACAACAAAGGTTCTTCAATATAACTTCAATGAAACTGGAACAGGTGGTGTTGGTTTAGTCACATTTACAGATTCTAGATTAAAATCAGCTGAAGGATCATACACTGGAACAGATAATGATATCAAATTCTCCTTTGATCTTAAACATGCTGGTGATGCTATTTTCCATAAAACATTTAATTCAGAAGACGCATCTGTAGTTGATGTAACAAATAATACATTTGTGGTTAATAATCACTTCTTCCAAACTGGTGAGGAGATAACATACAATCCAATTGGTTCTGGAACAACAATGAATATTGGAATTGCAGCAACGGCAATCAGTGGAATTGGTGTTACCACTAAAATGCCGCCTACAGTATTTGCAATCAAGATTGCGGAGAATAAATTTAAAGTTGCTAGAACCGCAACCGAGGCACTTCAAACTGTTCCTAAAGTTCTTGATATTACAGCTGTTGGTGTTGGAACCACTCAATCATTTACTTCAACTAATCTTAACTCTAAGGTATTAGTTACTCTCGATAATAACATTCAAAGTCCTGTCATACAATCACCTATTGAATCAAAACTTTCATTTGATGCAGAGACAACTACTGATTTTGTTACACTAACAGGTATATCATCATTCTTCTCAGGTGATGTTATTAAAGTAAACAATGAGTTCATGAAAATTGACACTGTTGGTATTGGATCTACAAACAGAATGCTTGTGAGAAGAGGTCAATTAAACTCTGCTTTGGCGAATCACAGTGCTGGTGATACTGTTATTAAATTCTTAGGTAATTATCAAATAGTTAAAGACACAATTAACTTCACAGATCCACCAAAGGGTGAAAAAGGCCCATCTGGATTAACAACCACATCTACCTTTGTTGGACGTGTATTTACACACACTGGTGCTCCTGGCGGAACTCAAGAAACATATTCAAATAATTTTGTATTTGATACTGTTGAAGATCAGTTTACAGGTATTGCAACTAACTTTATTCTTAAGTCTAGTGGTTCAAATGTAACTGGATTTGCAACAAATACAGGTGTGATTCTTCTAAATGAAATATTCCAGAATCCAGGCGATGATTATAATATAGTTGAAACTGCTGGTATTACATCCGTAAGTTTTACAGGTGTCGGAGTAACTAATAATTATGATGTGAATGTGTCATCTGTTCCTAGAGGTGGTATTATTGTTTCAGTTGGTGAAACCACAAACTTTGGATATCAACCACTTGTCGCTGCTGGTGGAACTGCTATAGTGTCTGCTGCTGGAACAGTTGAATCTGTATCAATAGGAAATAGTGGATCTGGATATAGAGTCGGACTTCAAACTAATATTTTAGTTAGAGCTCGTGGAAGTTCTGGTATTGTCACAATTGGAAAGGCAAATGTAAGTGCTGGTTTAGTCACATCAGTGACTATCACTAACGGTGGTGGATCAGGATTTAGTTCTGCAACTCCCCCAACTCTTGAATTTGAAAAACCTTTAAATTATGCAGATATGCGATTAGTTGGTAGTTCTACAGGTATTGGTGCATCTGTATCAGTTCGTGTTGGTGCTGCGTCAAGCATAATTAGTTTTGAAATTACAAACTTTGGATATAATTATAAAATTGGTGATGTTCTAACAATAGAAGAAGGTGGTCAGGCTGGTATCTTAACAGATGCAAACAAGGTGGTTCAAGATTTTGAATTAACTGTTCTTGATACCTTTAATGATAGTTTTGCTGGATTTACATTTGGTGAATTAGAAAAATTAAATAGTTTTGAAGATCAATTTGACGGAAATAGAAAATCATTTAATTTAACTAAAACAATTGGTGCTGCTGAAACATTAATTACACTAAGAGCTGCAACTGGGTCTCCAATTAAAGTTGAGTATAACTGTTTAATATTCTTAAATGATATTCTTCAAATACCTTTTGAAAGTTATGTATTTAATGGTGGATCACAAGTTACATTTTCTGAAGCGCCAAAAGCTGATGATAAAGTAAGAGTTTACTACTATCGTGGTTCTGAACATGATGTTGTTGATGTTGATATTTTAGAAACTGTTAAAACAGGTGATAAATTAACTATTAATAAATATCCTGATATTGGTTTAGATGATGTATTCCAACAAGAACCAAGAACAGTAACAGGTATTACAACCTCTGACTCTGTAACTACTAACACATATATTGATGCTGGAATTACAACAGTTAGAACTCTTCAAAGACCAGTCACTTGGAAGAAACAAATACAAGATGTGGTTGTTAATAATATTGGAATCGGTAAGGATAGAGTTGAATTGGAACCTGGCATTCGACCAACTGCATACTTAATTAAGAGTGTATCTGCTGGTTCAACCGAGATGTTTGTAGATTCATCAGTTCCATTGTTTAATCAGGTTGATGATATTGTTGAAAATAAACAAAGTGTATTGATTCTTGATCGCACAATCAAAACAGGTGTTGCTGCAACCGCAGTTGTATCTGCTGCTGGAACAATATCAAACGTTGTAATATCAAATGGTGGATCAGGATTTACTGCTGCACCTCATGTTTCAATCGGTGTTACTGCTGGCATTGGAACTATTCATGCTGGTATTGGAACAACTTCTGCAAATGCGACTGCTGTTGCAACTGTATCTGGTGTTGGAACAATATCTGCAATCAGTGTTGTAAATGCTGGTTCTGGATATACTAATACAAATCCACCATTAGTGTTAGTAGAGGCAGAAAATGTAACTCAAGATAAGTTATCCAGTATTAAATACGATGGTGACTTTGGAGAGATTGTTGGAATTGGAACATCAACAGTGGCTGGAATCGGAACAGCATTACAGTTTGATTTATTCATACCAAAAAATTCTGTTCTTCGTGACACATCAGTCATGCCTTCTGCTGTAACTGTGAGTGGTATTCAGTCTGGATATTACTTTACTGTATTTGATAGTAATATAGGAACTGGTTTAATATCATATGATAATCCAATTGGAATTACAACAGTTGGAATCGGAACATCCTTCCTAGATAATATATACAAGGTGCATAGTGCTAAAAATGTAACTGGTGATGCATATGGTATTGGATCAACTGTTGGTATTAACACAACTTTAAGAAGAGTAACTGTTAGTGTCAGTTCAACTGAAGGTATTGGTATTGGAAGTGGATTCTTCGGTAGATTCTCTTGGGGTCGTCTACACGACTTTGTTAAGGAGGACACCAGTGAGTTTACTGCGATCACTGATGATGGTGTCACAGGAATTAAAACTGGGCCTGTAATCATCAGAACAAGGGATTTAAAAGAATCCTCTATTTAATATAAATAAAAACAAAAAGTCTTTGATAAAATGTCAGCAATTATAACTGATCAACTGCGAATATTAAACTCTGAGAATTTTGTAGCAGGAATAGCTTCAACTACGAACAGTTATTATGCGTGGATTGGTCTCCCTAACCCCACTGATTTTCAATCAGATTGGAGTGAAAATCCACCAGCACCTAAAGATTCTTTTAGTGAAGAGAATGATTATTGGGACACAATGATCGCTCTTAAGAAGTTGAATTCAGATGATATTGCAAGAGTTATTAGAAAGATAACTTGGTCATCAGGTACAACATATGAAATGTATCGAGATGATTATTCTCGATCTAACTTGTCTCCACAAACTAGTTCTACTAATTTGTACGATACAAATTACTATGTAATGAATCAAAACTTCCGTGTTTATATTTGTCTACAAAATGGAACAAACCCAGAAAACACATCTGGAAGACCTTCCCTTGACGAACCACTGTTCACAGATTTAGAACCAAGATCTGCTGGTGCATCTGGAGATGGATATATTTGGAAGTATCTTTTTACAATTAATCCTAACAGTATTATTAAATTTGATTCAACAAGTTTTATACCTCTACCACAGAATTGGTTAACGAATAATGATGTAGCTTCAGTTAGAAATAACGCTGCGACTAGTGGACAGTTAAAAATTGTCACAATCACAAATCGTGGTGTTGGTTACGGAACCGCTGCGACTTATAATAACGTTCCAATTAAGGGTGATGGAAGCGGTGGTAGATGCTCTGTTGTGGTCAACGCTGCTGGTAAAATGGATTCTGTTGAGATAACAAATGGTGGATCTGATTATACGTTTGGAACTGTTGATTTAAACTCTGTTGGTCTAACTAATCCATCAGGATCTACAGATGCTGCGTTTAATGTAATTATTCCACCTCAAGATGGACATGGTGCTGATGTTTATAGAGAATTAGGTGCAAATCGTGTTCTGATATACTCTCGTTTAGAAAATGATCCATCAAACCCAGATTTTATCACAGGAAACCAGTTTTCTCGTGTAGGTCTTTGCAGAGATCCTCTTGCATTTGGATCTGATAATAAACTCACTCTTCAAAAAGCGAGTGCTGTTTATGCATTAAAACTTATTGGTGCTGGATCAACAACAACAACATTCACTGCTGACTCTGAGATAACTCAAGAAATAGGTATTGGATCAACAGCTGTTGGTCGTGTAATTAACTATGATGCAACTACAGGAGTTCTTAAGTATTGGCAAGATCGTAGACTTGCAATATCAACTGATGGGTCTATTCCGTCATATGGTTTTGAGTTGTTTAGATTTAATGCTGACCCTGCAACTGGAGCGGGAACAACCATATTTGGTGGAACAAGTAATCTAAATATAGATACTAATTTCGGAACTTCTTTACAACCTGGCTTATCTACCTCAATAAATAGTAGGACTTATAACTTAGGGATGAGTTTTGTAAAAGGTGTTGCTAATCCAGAGGTTAAAAAATATAGTGGTGATATTATTTACGTTGATAATAGAGCTGCTGTGACTAGAAGTTCACAACAAAAAGAAGACATCAAGATCGTATTGGAATTTTAAAGAATCATGCCACAGGAAACCAATCTTAACGTCAATCCATATTTTGACGATTTTGATAAAAATAAAAACTTTTATAAAGTTCTGTTTAAACCAGGCTCTCCTGTTCAGGCAAGAGAACTAACTGGATTACAATCAATATTACAAAATCAAATTGAACAATTTGGTACTCACTTTTTTAAAGAGGGTTCTAAAGTAATTCCAGGCAATGTTACTTATGATAATAATTATTCATGTGTTCAAATTGAAAGTAATTTTCTAGGCATTCCAGTAGAATTATATATTGATCAACTTGTAGGTGTTAGAATTAGTGGATCTAGGTCTGGTGTTACTGCGACAATTAGAAAATGTTTAAAACAAGAGGATTCAGATAGAGGTAATTTAACATTATACATTAAATATGAACAATCTGGTTCTGACTTTGAATCATCAATCTTTGAAGATGGTGAGAGTTTATTAACTAGCGTAGACATAGTTTATGGTGCTACAGTAATCGCTGCGAATGAACCTTTTGCAAATACATTAGTAGATGGTTCTGCTGCTACAGGTTCTGCTTTTTCTGTCGGAGAAGGTGTTTATTTTATTCGTGGAACTTTTGCACAAGTTCAAAGCGAAACACTCATATTAGATCAATATGGAGAAAAACCATCATATCGTATCGGATTTAATATTGATGAAAATTTTGTAACAGCTGATGAAGATCCATCTTTAAATGATAATGCCGCTGGATTTACAAACTTTGCTGCTCCAGGCGCTGATAGATTTCAAATGGAAATCAGTCTAGCAAAAAAGAATTTAGATGATTTTAACGATCAAAATTTTGTAGAGATAGCAAGAATTGAACAAGGAAATTTACAGACATTTGTTTCAGATACTCAATATAATTTAATTAATGATACTTTAGCTAAAAGAACTTTTGATGAGTCTGGTAACTATTATGTTAGTCCTTTTGGTGTGCATATTAGAGAAAGTTTAGATAATGGTATTGGAAGTGACGGAATTTATACATCAGAACAACTAACAGCACAGGGTAATACCCCTTCTGACGACTTGATGACAATTAAGATATCGCCAGGAACAGCGTATGTAAAAGGATATAGATTAGAAAAAATATCTCCAACTTTTCTTGATGTACCAAAACCAAGATCTACAAGAGAAGTAAAAGAGGAAGCGATTACATACTCTACAGGTAATCCCCTCTTTGTTAATAATATTTCTGGATCACCAAGTTTAGGAATTGGAACCACTGCAACTGTTTCTCTATTATCAAGAAGAAGAGGGAATGGTGGAACAGAGATTGGACTTGCAAGATTATATGATTTTAAAGCTCAATCTGGTAGTTTTGTAAATGAAACTACTCAGTATGAAATTCGTTTATTTGATATTAAAACATTTACAAATTTAAAAGTAGGAACTGCAATTACCACCTTATCAACATCAGATAGAATTCAAGGTTCTAGAAGTGGTGCTACAGGATTCGTAAGATCATCAGGAACTAATGTAACAGATTTTAGTCTTGTTGACGTAAGTGGTAAGTTTTTAAAAAATGAAACCATCACAATTAATGGAATTTCAAATGGAAGAACACTTACTAAAGTTGATACTTTTGGATTCAGTGATGTAGCTTCTTTAGAAAGTGCAGTTGGCGTTTCAACTTTTGCAGCAGATGTTGTTCTTGATAGTGGAGAAAAACTTACAAATATTATTTCTGGTAACTTTAGATTAACTAACGCTAATGTGCCAGGTCAAGGAAAAGGTAACGGTGGTGTAATTAAAGCAGCTGGTAAAAACTTTGCTGGTATTATAACTTCTAACAACATCGTTAGTTACACAGTTCCTGGCGAAACTCTTCCTCGTTTTAATCGTATCATAGGAGTTTCAACTGAGGGAAGTGAAATTCAAGTTGTTGGTATTCCCACTGTAACTGGTGTTGCTGGTGGTGGTGTTCATGATGGTAATTCTGCAACCACTCTTGATGTAAATGATTTACAGATTAGAAAACCAACATTTACTATAAGTGCAAATAGTTTTCTGACACCTTTAGATAATCCTTTTGTTGAAAGTGTTGATGTTACAAATACCACAATACAAATTAGAAAACAATACTCTGATATTTCTGTAGAGAATAATTCATTTACGTCACCAAATGCTGGTAAAAATTTATTTTTCCAACCTTTTGATGAAGAAAGATACTTTTTATCTTATGAAAACGGAGCAATAGAACCATTAACTGTTGATCAGGTAGAAATATCAAATGATAAGAAAACGGTTACTTTTGTTGCATTAAGTCAAACTGATGTAAAAGCAAATCTTTTTGCAACTGTTTTAAAATCAAAAGTTGTTAATAAACAGAAAAAATTAAATGAAGCAAATGTTTTAATTGTAGATAGATCATCATCAACAGCATCTGGAATCGGAACGAACACGTTAAATGATGGTTTAACTCATTTTCAGAATGCTTTCGGAACAAGAGTTCAAGATGAAAAGATATGTTTAAATGTACCAGATGTTGCTCAACTATTAGCAGTTTTTGAGTCAAATGATATATCTGAACCAGATTTACCATCAATAACTTTAAGTGGTTTCTCTGGGCCAAATTCTAATAATTCCGATTTAATAATTGGAGAGAGATTAACAGGTTTAATTAGTAATGCTGTTGTTGCTGTAATTGAAAAATCAGGAACAGATTCTCTTGGAATTGTAAATTTAAATGAAAGAGATTTTGAAATAGGTGAAACTGTAAAAGGGGAAAAATCTGGAGTCACTGCAATCTTATCTGCAATCTCATCTGGTGATCGAGATATTACTAATTATTATAAATTAAACACAGGACAAAGACCAACATTTTACGATTACTCATTTATTGAAAGAGATAAGACACTATCACCTCCTGAGAAAAAATTAAAAATTGTATTTAAAAATTTCTTTGTTGAAGAATCAGATACAGGAGATTTTTACAACTCATCTAGTTATCCATCTGGGACTGAATCTTTAATTCCAACTGATCCTAGTTATCGACAATTAGTAACAGATTTAATTGATTTAAGGCCAAGAGTTGTATCTTATGATCCATCAATTAATACATCATCTCCATTTACTCATAGCTCCAGACAATTTACAACTACAGGTGATGGTTCTTTAAATCCTTTAGTATCTGAAGAAAATTTAATTATTAATTATAATTACTACCTTGGAAGAAAAGATAGACTGTTTATTGACAAAACTGGAGATTTTGTATATCTTCAAGGTGTTCCATCTGAGAGTCCACAGGAACCTCAATCAATTGGTGATGCCATGGAGGTTGCAAAATTTGTATATACACCATTTTTAACTAATGTATCACAAGCTCAATTTATAAGAACAAAACATAAACGTTTTACTATGGCTGACATAGGAAGACTTGAGAAGAGAGTGGAAAATGTAGAATATTATGCAAGATTATCTTTACTAGAACTTGAAACAAACACATTAAATGTTACAGATGCAAATGGTTTAAATCGATTTAAATGTGGTTTCTTTGTAGATAACTTTAAAAAACATAACGGTCATCAAATAGCGCATCCTGATTTTAGTGCAAGTACAGATGCTAAAAATGGTTATTTAAGACCTGGCCATTTTACAACATGTATTGATTTAGTTCCAGCATCAAAATCAAAATTTGGACTAGACGGTGTTGCGAGAGATGCTGGTGTAGATTTATTATTTGCAAATGATATATCAGGAACAAATAATCGAAAAACACGGAATGCAATAACTCTTGATTATTCAGAAGTTGTAATGTTAGAACAAGTTTATTCATCAAGAATTGAAAATGTTAACCCATTTCTAATTGCTTATTATGATGGAGACATGAAGTTATTTCCAGACTCTGATACTTGGATGGATACTAAAAAAATTGATGCGGCAGTTATATTTGATACCAGTCAATATGAGTTAGCACTTTTAAAACATGGTGTTGATGCTGAGACAGGTTATAG